ACAAAATCTTTGCAAGTACAAAAAGAATTCAAGGCTCAGACGATTTTAGAACTAATACACATAGAGGTGCTGACGCTGTTCCTTATAAGTTGAAAGACGAGGAAATAGACATCATACTACGAGCCAGCAGGGCGTCCAAGGCGTATCTATGTGGAGTTGACCACATTATACACAAAGGAAAACCTTATGTATTAGAAGTCAATGGTTCACCTGGTACTGGTGCAGAATACGAAGGATATGTTTATAAAGACTTCTATTCGGATCCAGAAAATAGTGGTGCAATCAAAGGAGATAAACTGGTAACTAACTTAATTAAATGGTTATCAGAAAGAAAGAATTGGGACAGACAATCTATTTCAGAAGTAGGTTGGTTAGAAACAATAGAAGTAGGCGACATCGGTAAGATGAGAGCAAAAATGGATACTGGTAACGGTGCTCACGCTTGTTCAATGCACGCTGAAAATATTAAAGTAGAAGGTAAAAAGGTAACCTGGAAGTATAATGGTAAGACATATTCAGCACCGAAGTACGGGGAGAGTAAAGTCTTTCGTGCTAATGCAGAAGGTGAAGAACCATCAGAAACTAGAACAACAATTCAATTACCACTTACCTTTAACGGTTTCACATATCCTGATATAGAATTTGGACTTGACCAACGACCAAGGTCTGGTTCAGATGTATTACTAAATAGAGAAGTAATCAGATTATTCAATGCGTCTGTTAATCCTAATAGAACATTTGTTTTATCAAAACGATTACCACCTATTGACAAAGACTAACAACTAATATATAATGGAGATATTATGCAAAAAAATATAAAGATAGTACGAATAATTACAGGTGAAGATATAATTGGCGATTTCAGTCAAGGCAATGGTGAAGTAGTTGTTAAAAAACCTTACATCATTTATCCAACATCAGCGCCTAAACCAGGCGAAGCAATTAAATTTGGTATGTTCACATACATTCCGTATGCAGAAACAGAAGAAATAAAATTTAAAGATGATAAGATTATAACGGTAGTAGAACCTAAACAGGATTTACTTGCGTCATATGAACAATCAGTTTCTAAAATTTTAACTGGACCAGGTTTAATAACTTAATGAGTGATAGTATCCAAACAAAGGATACTATAACTATTAACTTCATAAGTAAGAACGGCAAGACACAACAAGTTATAGTACCTACAGGTTATACAATTATGGAGGCGGCAAGAACATTTGCCGAACCTACGATTGATGAAGTACCAGGCGATTGTGGTGGGTGTACTGCTTGTGGTACTTGTCATATTAATATACGAGAGGATATTGACAAAGTAGGAAGAGTAGAGTATAATAGTTTAGAAAATGAGATATTAGAAATGAATATGGAATATGATAGAATGTATTCCAGACTAGGTTGTAATGTTATGTTAGAAAAGAAACATAACAATTTGAAAATATATTTGAGAAGTATGGAGAGTGTGTAGTGAATTTTTATAAAGATGTAGTTGAACATAGAGGTAAATTGTTGGTTCGTGGTATATACGACGGACAAGAGTTTAAAGAAAAGGTTTCTTTTAGACCTACAATGTATGCACAAACACAAGAAGAAACTAATCATAAAACTTTACAAGGCAACAATCTAAAACCTATTACCTTTGAAAGTATTTCAAAAGCAAGAGAATTTAAAAGAAGTTATGCAACTTCTAATAGTCCACTATATGGTAATGATAGATGGCACTTTCAATATATCAGTAAAGAATATCCAAAACAAATTGAGTTTGATAAAAGTTTAATTAAAATCTTTACAATTGATATTGAAACAACTGCTGAAGGTGGTTTTCCTGATGTAGAAAATCCGACAGAAGAAATTATTTGTCTTACAATTAAAAATCAATCTAACAAACAAATTATTACTTGGGGTACTAAACCATTTCTTGTCAAACAAGATAATGTTACCTATGTAGAATGTGCTAATGAAAAACAATTGTTAATGGAGTTTTTCAAATTCTGGATGAAGAATTATCCTGATGTTATTACAGGTTGGAATACTAAATTTTTTGATATACCATATCTATGTAATAGAACTAAAAGACTTGTAGGTGATAAAGTTATTAATAAACTATCGCCTTGGGGTTTGATTGAAGAAGAGAAACTAACCGTTAGAGGTAGACAACAAACAATATTTAAGATTACAGGTATATCTAATTTAGATTACCTAGACTTGTACATAAAATTTATTCCGACTAGACAAGAAAGTTATAAACTTGATTATATCGCAAAGGTAGAATTAGGTGGTGATGGTAAAGATAATAATCCATATGAAACTTTTAGAGAGTGGTATAAGAATGATTTTCAATCTTTCGTTGAGTACAATATTAAAGATGTTGAACTCGTTGATAAACTAGAAGATAAGTTAAGATTGATTGAATTGATTATGACTATGGCCTATGAGGCAAAAGTCAATTATACAGATGTGTTTTCAGAAGTTAGACTTTGGGATACATTAATTTACAATCATCTATTAAAAGACAATGTACATATTCCTCCTCGTACTGATAATATTAAAGAAGAGAAATATGTCGGTGCATATGTTAAGACACCACAAGTTGGTCAACATAAATGGATTGTATCGTTTGATATTAACTCACTATATCCTCATTTGATTATGCAATATAATATTAGTCCTGAAAAGATGATTGGTGTTAAACCTAATGGTATATCTGTAGACAAGTTATTAAAACACGCTACACCTCTTACACATTTACAAACACAAGGTGCAACTATTACACCTAACGGTGCAATGTTTAAAACAGATAGTCAAGGTTTCTTACCGAAGATTATGGAAGGTATGTATAATGATAGAGTACATTACAAACAATTAGAATTTCAGGCAAAGAAAGAATTTCAAAAAACAAAAGACCCAATCTATGAGAAAGAAATATCTCGTTGTCATAATATTCAATGGGCAAAAAAGATTTCATTGAATAGTGCTTATGGTGCAATCGGTAATCAGTATTTTAGATTTTACAATGTCAATCAAGCGTCAGCAATTACAACTGCTGGTCAGTTTATTATTCAGTATGTTGAACAACAAGTCAACAAATATGTAAATGATATATTACAAACAAAAGATAAGATTGATTATATTGTTGCTTCTGATACTGATAGTATCTATTTGTGCCTAGACAAATTAGTAGATAAGTTTTGTAAAGATAAAACTAAAGAACAGAAACTAAACTTTGTTGATAAGGTTGCAAAAGGTAAGATTGAACCATTTATTGAAAAGTGTTTTGAAGAAGTCGCAGGTTATACAAATGCGTTTCAACAGAAGATGGTTATGAAACGAGAAGTTATCGCAGACAAAGGTATCTGGACTGCCAAGAAAAGATATATGTTGAATGTGCTAGATGAAGAAGGTTTCCGTTTTGAAGAACCTAAACTAAAGATTATGGGTATTGAAGCAGTAAAATCTTCAACACCAGAAGTTTGTCGTGTTGCAATTAAAGAAGCAATCAGATTGATTATGAATAAAGATGAAGACGCATTGCATAATTACATTTCAGATTTCAAAGAAATTTATAAGAAGTACGAACCTGAACAAATTGCATTTCCTAGAAGTTGTAATAATTTGAGAAAGTACTCATCTTCAAGTGATATATTCATCAAAGGTACACCTATTCATATCAAAGGTAGTTTGATTTATAATTGGCATTTGAAAAATCAGAATTTAGACCAAAGGTATCCGTTGATACAAGAAGGTGATAAAATCAAATTTATATTGTTGAAAGAACCTAATCCTTTCAAGTTTAATGTGTGTGCTTATTTGTCCACATTACCTAGAGAGTTTAAGTTGCAAGACTATATAGATTACGAGGTGCAGTTTGAAAAAACATTCCTAGACCCAATGAGATTTATTCTTGGTGCAATAGGTTGGCACGCTGAACCACAAGCAAGTTTGGAACAATTTTTCGGATAATGCCATACGATTTATTTACGATATGGTTATGTTTATTGATTGGTTACAATCTTGGAAGAACAATAGCATATACAAGAATTACAACACCAGCGTTTTTGTTATCTTGTATATTAATTAAAATAGCAACTATGAGTTAAAGATGAAATTTTTTAAAGATAAGACAGATGATTTTTTTAGATGGGTTAATGGAACTGAACTAGTAGAGTTAGATGACATTGATGTATCAGAGGATCCAGTAAGACCTGAACTAACATTAGGTTGGCGTATTACTAAAGGTAGAAAGATATTTGGTTTAAAATATAATGAAGAGATTGAAGGCATTATTTGTATTGCGTTTACAAATGATATTCCTACAAGTGTAAAAGAATTAGATATGATGTCTGAACTTGCAGACCTAAAGAACGAGAAACGAAATGCTATTGCATACACGGTATGGTCTCGTAAACGAGGTGCAGGTAAAGAGATTATTAATAAGGTATTAGAATATGCAAAAGCAAATCACATTGAAAGAGTGGTAACATTATCACCTCTTACACCTATGGCAACACACTTTCATATTCGTAATGGTGCAAAACAAATATTAATTAACAAAGAGACGCAAAATTTTGAGTATAAACTTACCGAAAAAAAAGTATAGTGTAATCTATGCAGACCCACCGTGGTCTTTTAAATCGTTTAGTCCGAAAGGTGATGACAGAAATCCTAGTCAACACTATCAGACTTTAGAACTTAAAGATATAACAGACTTACCAGTAAAAGATATTGCAGATGACAATTGTACTTTATTGATGTGGGTTGTTGACCATAGTTTAGATTTAGCATTTGATGTAATAGACGCCTGGGGTTTTCAGTATAAGACGGTAGGATTTACTTGGGCAAAAACAAATAAGAATAAACTAGGTTTCTTTACAGGTTTAGGATATTGGACTAGAGGTAATCCTGAAATGTGTTTACTTGCAACTAAAGGTAAACCTAAAAGAAAATCTAAATCAGTACCACAATTAGTCGTATCACAAAGAGAACGACATAGTAAGAAACCAGATATAATGTATACACATATTGAAAACTTATTAAACGGTCCATACATTGAACTCTTTGCAAGACAGAAGAGAGAAGGTTGGGATAGTTGGGGGAACGAAGTATGAATGCTCTTGCCGAACAATTAGGATATGCAAAGAAAAATAAAATTCAACAATTAAAACTAGACAACTGGTTATGTTTAGGACAGATATATAAAGACCCAGGTTATTTACATCTACCAGAAACACCATTGAAAGTTAAGTTTGCAGTATCAAAACAAGAACGACAAAATTCCT